GTTTAAAGACTATTCAGTCTATACCAAATGAAAGAGAGCCTGAGCTCTCGCGTGTGGTGGAACTGAGTCCATACCAAACACATTTCGCATCCACCTTCTTTGAGGAAGATAGATTTCATCGGGTGGGTCGTAACCGACACCATACTTTTCTCTTGCAAGTATTTGCAAAGATTCGAAAGTAGATGACGATATACCTGAAGACAACATTTGTCCTGATAATCTGTCAAATGCACGAACTTCGTTACCGACAAACTTTTCTGGGAAGAAAGCTTGTTTTAACAAATCTTCGAGATCTCTATGAATATGTCCACCTCGTTTCGAGTAACCAAGAAACTTAAGTAATGAACAATCATTAGAAAACATGACTTTATCTTTATTAATTTCAAAACCGATTTGACCCATGAATTCACAGAACTGGTCAACATCAAAGTTTTGAGGTACACTCATTCCCATATCATCACCAACAACAAACATCGATTCGATATCTGTTTCAGCGTATCCCATCTTAAATAGACAGTACACCGTGGCTCTTAATGTGACGAGCGTGTGACGATTTGTGTAAATCCTGAACCTGAAGGTACACCACCTGCTTTCCTAACGTATTGACCGGAAGGTAATAAGATAGGAGTATTAACAAAGTAGTATTCAAGAAAAGAAAATACATTATCATTGCGTCGAACACTGCTTTCTGTTATGCCCATATGAAACCAGGAACGCATTAAGCTAAAAGCCCAATGGCACCAGTCAGGACCAACGCAAGTATCCAACTTAGAAATATCTGTTACAAAACCCTTTCTTCCATTCTCAATGAATTGATCAATTAACATAGGTAATACCTTAGTCATATTGACACCCACTGGGTAAGGAATTCTACCAAAACATTCTTTAAAACGTTGATAGAGAGGAATAGTGTAACGCATTTCGATAACCTTAACCTCACTCGGAAATTGCCAAACACCACGAGCCTTAACTTTTGAGTCAAGATCCGCAATCTTCATCAATCCCGGGCGAACGCCAATCATACACGGGGGTGCACGAATGGCTGGTCCAGGTAGAAACTTGGCAAAATGATTAACTCGTTTAGCCTTATCGTAGATAAAACCTAAGCACTCAGCTTGTGTTTTGTATTCTCTGCGTAAAGGTAAACCGGGAGAAGAAGTCAAATCTAACTTTGACACTATCTCACCCCAACCATTTATATTTAAGTCAATGGGTTCAACCATTCCCATAACCGAGAACTTCTTCTTAACAAAAGCAGAAGCTCTAACCATATACTCATCGCTAGGAGCGCGTTTCCAAACGCTATCATATAATGCAAAGTGCTGCATAACACGATCGGGAGTAGATGGGTCTCGACAGAAAGTATTTTCTAAATACTCAGTCCAATTCGGTAAACGTTCCTTAGTTAAGTCACGAAACCAGGGATCGAACTTGGGCACACTGTGAGAGAAAGAATAACCATCCATTATACCAATATACTTCATTGTATTTTGGCAGTGATGAACGTAAGCCTTTCCTTCTAACTCAGATAAAGGTGCCTTTCGCCGAAAGAAAGTCGTAAGCCTCGGGGCTTCGAACCTTTCCGGTGATCTCGGGCCATTAATATTGCCGTTGATCTCTTCTTTAAGTAGATAGTTTACAACTCCGTAAGGAAACTGTTGTCTCCATAGAATTGCTCTCTCAATTTCAAAGGCGCGTGCGAAAACTTCACTTAAAGTGACGGTTTTCCGCATACTTACAACAGGAGCCTGGGCCTGTTGTCTTCTTTTGGCACTATCCAAAAGTCCGTTTTTATTTCGCAAAAAGTCTCTCATAATATTGTG